TATTGCTCGGCCTTGATTGTTGGCATATTACCAACGTCTACATAAAATACACGGCGTTCTGGTGCGCGAGAAAGACGGTAAATAACCGTAGCATCTTCGACCATTCTTAACTGGTTGAGTGGCTTGATGGCCTTATGTAGATATGAAAGCACCATTGCTCTCTTGGCATCCATGAGGCCTGAGTTGACATTAACTACGGAATCTGTGGCAATCTTAGCACCAAGATTAGAATGTGCACCAATAATACCGCGTTCATTATAGAGATAATATTCAACCTGCTTTTTGATAATATCCATGCCTGTCTTGGCATCTTTGGTCTTTTGTATTTCACGGATTTTGCGAATACGGCGTGGATCGATATATCTGAGTTCTTGAATACCTTTGGCTGGGCTCCTTTCATCAATAACAACATGATAGAACAGACGACCATCGATATACCATCTGCGGAATATATCATGGCCCATATTGCCAAAGTTAAGTAGTTTTAGAATAAACTCAAATTCTTCGGTGATTTTCTTTTTGATGGCATCTGGTTCACTGAGATTATCCATATTGATTTCAACGCATTGACCATCATCATCATTAACAATAGACTCATTAACGATATCGTCAATGGCCGACTAAAGTTCAGGCTGCATTGACATTTCACGATAACGGGTAATTAATTCGATTTCGTTGCGAACAATACCATCCAAATCAACATAAGTTCCGTAATAAGAACCTGTTTGGATGGTTACTGCACCATCTGTGTTCTCAGGTACAGAAAATGTTTTTTGATTAATGTCTTGCTGATTAGTATCTTGGTTCTTTTTGCCTACACGACCTATTTCAAAACCGAATATTTGCATTTATTACTCCGGTGTTAAACGGGGAGAAAAACTCTCCCCGTTAAATCATAATAATATATATTAGCCGGCCACAGGGCGGACGTTCGTGAGTGCGTCTGTTGTATCGCTCTCCCACCACTGATAGGCAAAGGTTACAGCATACTCTTCGATAGTGTCGTTGGCACCCCAATCAAGTTCGATTGGGCTAATGTCTACTGGGAATAGGCCAACAAAGTTATATTTCTTGAGAACATTTCCCGTTTTACCATATTGATAAACAGTTGCATCCTGCTGATAGCCACCATCACCTTGAATAAATGCGCCGCTACGAAGGTTGCCGGCATGTGAGTTAATGCCGCTTAGCCATTTCTCAAATGCTTTACGAATAATAAAGTCTTCATCGTTTACAACGGTAACTGTCCACTCAGGGAATGTTCTGTTACCAGCAAACTTAAGTTAACGACCAAAGTAAAACACAGGAACCTGATTTACTGAAGATCCTGGTAGTTGTGCTGTCTTACACATAAATGTAAACTTAGTGCTTGCACCGTTACCTGAGGCGAACCCTGAGGCTCCTGTAGTTCCTGTGGCAAGTGTTGGAAAGTTTAGTGTGCATTGGAACAGATTAGGCCTTGCACCATCACTCACCATCTGGGCTCTAAATTCTTGGACTCTAAAAGCCATTTGTTTAACTCCTTTTTATATTATTTATACTATATTTTAAAACTTACCAACAATCTCTTCAAATGCTACACCGGTGCGTACAGCAATGAAGTTAAGTTGGATGAAGTTAATGCTTCTTGCTGGCTTGATATAGATATCACCAACAAACTCGTTGCGATCAATAACTTCAGGAGTATTATTTGTCGTATCGCAAACAACACGGAAGTCGTAGATACCACGACGACCCTGTACGTCACGAAGATATGGCTCAATCAGAGCAACGAATTGTGAACGGGTAAACTCATCATTGAACTCGAATAGTGAGTACCTTGCTGCTCTAGCAATGGCTTTTTCAAGAACGATGAAGAGCCTGCGGACGTTGATGCGATCAAACGCAGATGGTTTGGACAGAAGTGTCTTATCACCAAATAGAACTGTTCCTTCACCTGGGAAAGTTACAACTGGGTTGATGCCATTCTTGTATAGATCGTCTCTGTTACCCTTGGTTGGATTCCAGCCAAGTTTAACGACATTCTTGATCTGACCACGATTGAGGCCTGCTGGTGAGAACCATGGATCTCTCTGATAATCTGTACGAACACAAAGACCAGCAAGATCGCCGTTCATTGGTACCCAACGATATACGTTGTTGTACTTGTCGAACTGATACTTCCAAGTTGAATCCATAACAGCATATGATGTTGAGCGACCAAGGTTATTACGATAATCGATGATATCAGAAGTCTCTTCGCCTACGTTATTGACTGTATTGGCCATTGTTGGTGAAACGAAGGCAATGCAATCTTTGCGGGCTTCACAGATATTGTCGATAACATACTGCTGAATGGTCTTGCTGTGTGCACCAGTGATAACCAGTGAAACGTCAACTTCTTCTGGATTGACAAACCTATCATAACCGAGTTCTAGATCACCATCTGTTGCCATGGCAAAAATACCATTTGCAAGGTTGTAGGTGTATTCATTACTATTTTGAGTAAATGATGTGGCTGCGGCTGTATTTCCCCAACGTATTGTTTCTGATGTTCCGTTTGAAGACATTGCATGATTCATAATATAGATATACTTAGATTTTTCATTAATGAGATTGACATAGTAGTTTGAAGAGCCGTCATCGTTTTTTGCATCTGAAGCCTTAGAAGCATATGCAAATTTTTCTAGTACGGTGTTTGCAACACCTGTAAATCTTCCTTGCCTATCGATGACAATAATATGCATTTCGTCATTAGCACCAGCCACGTTT